CATCTATAAGGGGCGGGTCGCCCCATCTTGCCCATGCTTTGCCCACAGTGCAGCCACAGCGTCCACCGCGCGGCTGTGACGAACAGCCACCCGGATGACCAGATCGTGCGCAAGCGGGTCTGCGAGGCGTGCGGCCATGCGTGGTTCACGGTTGAGGTGACGGTGCCCAGCTATGCGGTGGGCTGGAGCGCTGCGCACAAGCGCAAGCCGGTGCTGCGCGTGCCGATGGAGCTGAAGGCCGGCCGCACGCGGTTGCGGGTGAAGCACCAGGAAGCGAAGGACCAGCTGGCGCCGCTGCGGGAGGCGAACGAAAGGCGGTCGCGGGAGGCCGATGGGTGGCCGCATGAAGAAATGTCACAGAGGAGGTGATGCACTGCCGGCGGTGCAGCATACTTAGGTCACCGGAGGCAAACGGCCCTCCACTCGGCAGCCCAGAGGCTGCGCTGAACATGCAGGCTCTTCTCCTTGAGCTGGATCAACTGAACGATCAGGCCGACGCCTTGATGGAACCTGAGCAGTTCGATCAGTGGTGGGCTATCACTCAGCGCCGCATCGAGGTCATCCGCCTGCTGGATGCCGACTGAGCCCTCCGGGGCTCCCCACCACCACCCACAACACCATGATCCGAACCACACTCTTTGCCGCGGTCCTGCTGCTTGCGGCACCAGCCACCGCCCAGAGCTTCTATCCCAACCTGATGGGCGCCCGCTTCTGTGAACTGAGCCGGATGGGCGTTTCCAAAGAGGAAGCCATGAAGGCCGCCATTGCCGAAACCTGGTCGAAGTATCGGCAACCGACCTACGTCACGCACAACGGCAAGCGCACCGACCTCAACGTGCTCGACGCTGCCAACTACATCGCCCGCAACTGCCCCCAGGCCTTCCAATGATCACCAACCCTTGGATCAACCGCATCACCGCACTGGTGACGCTCGCCGCGATCTATGCGGCTGGCTATGCCGGCGGCCGTGATGCTGCCGTGCAAGCCCACAACGATCACCCGGCGTGCCATGCGCCGCTGAAGCCATGACCAAGCTCCGCCGCTTCTACTTCCAGATCCGCTCGGCCAATGTGATCGAGTGCATCTGGGCGCACAGCCTGACCGATGCCAAAGCCAAGGCGTCTCTTGAGTGGATGCCGTGGTGGGACCAGATCGAATGGCTCAACCCTGCAACTGTTACCGACCCGTCCATCCATGCGTGAGATCGTTCCGTTCCAGTGGATCGAGGAGACCACTACCAGCCGCCACGGCGATGGCATCAGCCGTCCACACGCAAAGACCCGCACGCGGGAGTATCGCCTGCTGGTCTACAAGCCCGGTGCCATGCCGATGACATGGATCACCCGCGCCGAGACCAAGAAGCACGCGATCCGCTACGCCGAGGCGCGCTGGCCGGGTGCCGTGGTGGAGGTCGCCTGATGGATCACATCCGCGCCAAACTGGAAGCCCTGATCAGCGACTCCGGCATGTTCAACGCCGGCCAGCAGGAAGAACGCCTACGGCTGGCCACGTTGCTGCGCGCTCGCCTTGATCAGCTGGCCAACATGCCCAGCCACCCGCACATCTCCGCGCGCCGCGAGGAGCTGCTCAACATCCTGCAAGCACTGATCCAACCATGAACCGCGTCCAACTCGACCAGCAGCGCGCCGACATGATCGACGCGCTCTACGCCGCCAGCGGCCGCACCTGCGGCACCTACACCGGGCTGTGGGAGGAGTTCTGCCGCGACATCGCTGCCAACTTCCGCGACACCGCCTATCCCGAGCTGCACGCCGCTTGCGTCACCGCGATCGGTGAAGCCGACAGTCACCTGGCGGAGAAGCACGCGCAACAGTGCATCGCCGTTTGCCGTCGTTTCCTGTTGGGCAGCCGATGGTCCTGAGCGATCGACGCCCAAAGGGCAAAGGCCGGAACTTTACGGTGAACATCAGGATGACCCGCGAGGAGATTGAGCAGGCGCGTGAACTCGGCGGTGGCAATGTGTCGATGGGCTTCCGTTGGGCATTGCGCTACGCCAGCGATCGCGACATGCGACCGATGACACTGACCACGCTGCTGCGATCGGCAGCGGTGCTGGCCAGCGAGCTGGAGGAGAGGAAGCGATGAGCATCAACGACCCGATCAAGCTGACACCAGAACAGCAAGAGCAAGTCGCTGACCTGCTGCGGCCTGCGGACATGGTGAGCAGCCCGCCGCACTACCGGCAAGGCGAGATCGAGTGCATCGACGCGATCGAGGCCGCGCTGACGCCGGAGGAGTTCCGGGGGTATTGCAAGGGCAATGCCCTGAAGTACATCTGGCGCGAACGCCTCAAAGGTGGCGCCGAGTCACTGTTGAAAGCTGCCTGGTATCTCGCCAAACTGAACCGATGATCCTCCCGAACATTTCACTGCTCGACCGCCTGGCGATCTGGGTGCTGCATCGCAGCCCGCGGGTCAGCTTGCTGGTGGTGAAGGACCAGTTCTGGCCGGATGTGTTTCTGTCGGCCAATCCGTCTGATCCAACCGCGGCGTTCGTCGCGGCCGGCGTGAACGAACCGGACCCACCGAGCATGGTGCTAGAGCGGATCTATCACCTGCCTGCGCACGGCGAGCACGAATGATCTCGCTGCACGCCGGCCGCCTGCTGTTGACCTGCGAGCGGGCGAGCCAGACGTGGCACGCGCACATCATCCTGGGACCCAAGCCCGAGCACCAGCTAGTGGTCGACACCGGCACCGTGGACCTCCGGCAGGCCATGCTGCGGGGGCAGAACCTCTACACCGCGTTTCGTGCCAAGGCGCGGCCAGCCGAAAGTGAGGCGCGGGTGATGTGCTGGGATTGCATCCACTGGACACCTGGCGGCCGCGGCCGGTGCGAGCTGGAGATCCCAGAGTGCCGCCAGACTGGGGGCAGATTTGCGCCGACCTGCGCGGTGTTCACACCATGCAAGAGCCCACCGTAATCAGCCGGACCGAGCGCGATGGCGGGTGGATCGACACGCTGGAACCGGCAGCTGGCGGGGAGCTGTACTACCGCAGCTGCGCCAAGGGTTACTGCCGCTACAGCTCAGATCTGTGGCAGGCTGAGCTGTACCTCAACCACCTGCTCGCTCGTGACTTTGGCTGAGATCACCTACCTGTCGATCATCTACTGGGTCGCCTGCGTTCTCATCATCTGGGTGCTCAGTAAGATCCTGCCCTAGCCACTGGAGAATTGTCCACTCGCGGGTTGAGGACCAGAACGGCTGGGCGCGGAACCAGTCCACCCAGCCCTTGTGACCTTTCTGGCTGTTGCACATGAAGCAGCAGCTGACGAGGTTTTGGCGTACCGTCAGGCCGCCATGCACCTTGGGGGTCACATGATCGAGGGTTGGGCTGCGGCCAAGCGGGTCGCCGCAGTAGGCGCACTCGTAGTTCCATGCCAGATGGATCTGATCACGCGCCGAGCGGCGGGTGATGAGCCGGGTCTCGTCAATGTGGTGTTTGTCCACCATCGTCTTGGCCGGGCAGGAGGAAAGCAGAAACGTCGAGATCCACGATGTCGTCGTCGCTGGGGATGAACTCCGCCAGCTGGCTGTAGATGTCGGCTGGCAGCTCCTGGGGGTCGGTGTCGGATCGGACGATCAGCTTGGCGTTGATCTCGACTAGGTACGCCCGCATGGGCAGACGCCCGGCTTGGCACACGGTAGCGGGTGCGACTGGATCGGGCTCTGTTACGGATTGTCAACTGGCTGGGCGATGGCCGCAGTGTGCGCTGCGGGGGGTGTATGATTCACACATCGACAGCCACCCACTCCGATGCTCACCACCTACCAGCGCGAAACCCTCACCGCTCTCTACGCCTCTCTCGACTACCTGACCTGCAACGATCTGCCAGGCCAGGCCGAGATCCAGGCCGCAATCCAAGCCATCGAGGAGCAGGCCGCCTGAGCGGCCCTCCTACCATCCACCCATGACCTACATCCTCAACCTCGGCCCGTGGCACGTCGGGCCGTTCCCCACCCACATCGCCGCGCAGCACTGGGCGGAGATCCACGGGGTCGATGACTACCAGATGATCGCTATGGATGACCCGGCTGAGGCGCCTGCGCGAATAGTGCGCGAACGGGCGACGCGGCAGCCGCAACAGCCGGCGGGCTGATGCTGTAACCTGTTGGTATCTCCAGGGTTTTTGGTGAGCCCGGCGGGGTACGATCCCGCGACCCTCTGATTAAAAGTCGCATCTGGACACCTCACGCCAGTTCACGGGAATCCCCTAAGCCTCTGATTCAGCCACCAGATTCCCCCTTGCTATCTCCAGCCCGTTCGCGCA